GTCGAAATCCATTTTTGTAAGTGCCTCCTTGCGTGATTCCTGCACTTCCTGCCAGGCTTCTTCGCTCTCAATGATTTGATTCAGATATTCTTGCGTGTCCTGATGGAGTTCTCCCCAAAAGACGGAGGCTTCATCGCGCAGTTTCACCAGTTGTTCATAGGTCAGGTCGAACAGTCCCGTCATGCGTCCGTCCGAAATCTTGGTGAAATCGCTTCCCAGTGCCTTGCGTGCCTGCTCCCAAGCGGAAGACGAAATGTTTTTCCGCTGTTTTGTCCCTTCGGATGCGGAGGAACCGATGCCAAATACTCCTTTGCTTGCACCTGAATTTAGATATGCCTTACCCATTTCGCGCGCATAGTCCTGTTGTTTCCTCAACAGTTCACGCGCCTTTTCGTAAGAGTTGTCCGCATTGGCGAAATCATCCGCCTCCATGGAAGCAACCAGTTCCTTTTGTTTGCTGATGACTTGGTCCAGCACATCCATGTAGCTTTCGTATTTTTCTTTTGCCTCTTCATACCGCTTGCGTGACTTCTCACCGCCAAAGTCGGCACCAAACAAACTTCCGAACGTCTTGATCACACCGCCTGCCGAGCCTAACGCTCCCGCTATCATTCCGGCTATGTCACCGTTTTGCGCCGCGCTCACCACGTTGTTGATGCCTTCGCTCATGGCGCCGAACCCTTCCACCATGCCGCGGATATCTTCCCCCACTTCAACACCCAGCATGTCGAAAGTGGAAATGATGGAATTGGCGGCATCGGATATCCGGCTTATTTCGGACGATACGCCACTCATGGACTTGACCAGTCCCGACAAGGCTTCCTTGCGCTTTTTCTGTGCGGCGGTCAGCTTGTCTTCCGCTTCCTTTTGCGTGAGCAGGCGGCGGGTCACTTCTCCTGTCTCCTCGTCGTATTCTTCGATGATGAGCGAACCGAACTTCTGCACTTGGTTCAGCTCCGTCTGTGCCTTTTCCACTTCCGCCTGTGCGGTGCGGTAATCGGCCAGGTCCTTTTTCAGCTCCCGGAAAGGTTGTCGGCCTTTTATTTCAAAGTCGATATCCTTGAAGGCGTCCTGAAGGTTCTTTAAATCATCGGGCTTTAAATCCTTGGCGGAATTATTGATGAACTCCTTCAGCTTGTCGCGAAGAACAGCCAGTGCCTCCGTGCCCTGTGCGTCAAGGTCGCCGAAGATGCCGGCGAAGTCGATGCTGTTCTTGAACTCCTTCATGTTCAACTCGCGCAGGTCGGCCTCCAGTTCCTTTCCCAGCGATGCACGTTCACCTTCCGTCAGTCCTTCCTGCATCATCTTCAGGTTGTATTCGCGGGTAACCGCCAGACGTTTCTGTTGGTAGGTGCCGTATTCCTTGTTATAGTCTATCCATGACTGTATGTTCTTGTCCTGCCATTCCTTCTCGATGTCGTAATATTCCTTGATGTATTTCTCCGTAGCCAAGAGCCGGTTCAGCCGGGCGGTGTCCTTCACGCCCTGTTCCTCTTCGGGGGTGATCTTCACACCCTTCTTCTTCCGGGCCTCCTGCATCTTCTGCAGGGTCTCGCGTTCCGTCCGGTCTATGCCGGCTATTTCCTCGTCCAGTTCCCGGCGGGCGATGGCTTTCCGTTTCTTGTACCCCTCCGTCATGACGGCGATGCGTGCCGCCTCCAGTTTCTGCTGGGCGCGGATGCGTGCGTCCGCCAGTTCCTGCCGGTAGTCCAGGGCGGATTTGCCGGTATTCCGTTCCGGGTCCGGGTCTTCGGTCACCTTCTTCCGGATGCCGGCCTTTTTCAAGTCCTCGTCCGCCCGGCGGTTCAGCTCGCGGCTCTTGTCGTAATAGGAATTGTAGTTGGCCAGCCATACCGCCGCTTCCTCTTTGTATCCCTGTATCCTCTTTTCCTTCTGCTTTTCGAAGTCTTCCATCATGGTGTCCGCATCGTATGTGCCTATACCGGCCAGGATGACATCGCCCAATGACATTTCGCGCTGCGCTTCTTCCGCGCCTCGGCTTTCCGCCTGCAGGTATTTCTTGTACGCATCCTTGGCCAGTTCGTCGGCGGCTCCTGCCTGCGCCCGTTTTTTCAGTGCCGCTATAAAAGCGTCCGTGTTGCCTATCAGCAGGTTCTCCGCTTCGCGGACGGAATCGACAGAGACGCCCAGTCTCTCGAACTCGCCTTTTGAGGCGCGGATGAACTTCTGTTGTTTGTCGGCGTCCGTGCCAAGCTCCTTCCATTTGTCCTTCAGCTTTTGATAGGCAAGCACCTGCCCGGCTACAGTGCCCGTGCTCTCACGGTACCCCTCATTCAACTTCTTCTGCGCCTCTGCCATGGACAGGGCTTCTTCCTTGGCGCCGAGCATCTTTTTGACCCACGCCGTTATCTCTTTCCCGTGGGCGATAAACAGGGTGATGCCTACAATGAGTGCCGTCTGTGGGGAGAGCAACGCTTTGCCCAGCTGCTTCCATACCGGCACCGCCTTCTGTCCGGAGGCGCGGAGCAGCTCGTTCTCCTTGCGGACATTGGCGATAGCCTCTGTCAGCATGGGCAGGTTGTTGCTGATGGCCAGGATGAACATCTGCGGACTCAGTGCCAGCGATGGCAGCTCGTGTGCCACCTGCGTGAACTGCAATTTCAGGTTGGCAGCGGTTCTGCCTGCCTTGTCCATGCCGGCGGTCGCCTTATCGTCCACCACCAGTGTCTCGTGTCCTGCCTTCTTCTGCTTCTCCAGTTCCGCCAGTTCCTCCTTCAGTCCCTTCACCATGCCTGTCATGGCCTGTATGTCCGCCATTTGTTTCGGGGACACCACGCCCTGTTCCGCGGCCAGCTTCGCCTTTGCCTGCATCTCCGCCAGTTCCTTCTCCAGCAGCGCGATGACCGACAGGGTGTTCTGTTTCACCCCGTCGATGTTCTTCGCCACCGAGCGGAGTCCCGCACGGGTCAGGTCTTTCATGAATATTTCCAGTTTGATAGGTTCCATATACTTCTACTTGGCTGCGTAATGAGTGAAAAAATCCAGCGGACTGACTCCTTTTCCGGGAGCGGACTCCGGCGGACGGTTGGTTTGGCGGAGCTTGTCCATCTCCTCGAAGTGGCGCACGATCTCGTCGGGCGTCATCTTCTTCTTCTCTACATAGCGGGGTATGTCCATCTGTATCATCATCAGCGTGATGTAGTCCAATTTCAGGATGTAGTCCACGCTCCATCCCGTGGCGCGTGCCACTTCCCCGATGATTCCGAACAGGCTATGAGGCGGTTCGTAATGCCCTGACTCCTGTTTCCTTTTCATTGGCCCATCGTCAGCGGCGCCATCTGGTTGACGGCCTCCGCCGATGCGGTAATGTTGCCGAAAGCCCCCAGCGTGAGCGGGGAGAGTATCCGCATCCATGCCTCCTGCAGGGCCACCGGGTGCATGTACCGCCTGAGCAGCCATGCCACGATGCGGTTCTTCACCCCCGGGGGCGGCCAGCGGCGGGCGATGCCGAATGCCACCATGCGGCTCACCTCCCTGCCGTGTATCACCATGAAGCGGGCTTTCTGCTCGAACGTGTAGCCGTTCAGCTCCTCGGCGGTGACACCCATCTTCAGATACATGCGCGAGATGCGCAGCAGGTCTTCCGTGCTGGGTATCCTCATCGTGATGCGGACGGTGCCCAGCAGGGTCTGCAACGGCAGGCTGATGCCTCCTCCCAGCAGGGCGGTGGCACCCAGCAGTTCAGTTTCCTTGGGACTCATCATGCCTCAATCATGCTTCCGCCCCCGCGTCCGGAGCGGCATCGGCGGGTGGAACAATCTTGTACCGTTCGCCACCGGTGGCGGGCTTCATCATGTCCACACGGAATCCGAATGCCAGCACGTTGCTCATGTTCAGTCCGTTCTGCAGTCCGTTCTTGGACACGCGGGCGTTGGGAATAGTGAACGTGTGTCCCGAATGCGTCTTGATATCCATGGGTCCTGTGCCCATCATGACAGCGGGCGGTGTCCACGAGTCATCCGCCGCGCCTTTGGTGCCGCCGATGACGTCAACGAGGTTCTCGGCCTTCAGCTGTATCAGGTTGAAGGTAAAGGCGTCGCTGCCGGGATTGGTCATGATACTGTCCACCGGGCCGTCCTGCACCTGTGCCGCATGCACGTCCATGAAGGAGGGCGCGTTGCCAGCAGGCTGCATGCCCTGTTCGTCTATGTAGCCTATCACTTTTTCTTTGAATTTCACCTCGGCCACGCCGTAGATGATTCCGTTGCTTTTGTCTGCCATATTCTTTGAGTTTAAAATTAGAAATAGAGTTTTAAACGCCGCTTGAGGACTGTCAGAACAAGTCCCAAACAGCACACGCCCACCGCTATCCGTCCGGTGTGTATCCAGAACCATTGCCAGCCTGTAGGCTCATGCACGACCACTTCCGGAGGCTTGATATCCTGTTCCTGCAACTCGTTGCGGATGCGGATGATTTCCTCTTCCAGCTGCCGGCAGCGGCGCTGTATGCTGTCGCAGGCCGATTCCACCACGAGGTTGTTGTCTTCGTCACGCCCCACCTGCACCGAGGCCTGTCCGCTGCGTGCCGTGTAGCGTGCCCCTTCCGGGAGGCGGAGCACACTGTCCATCGGCACTTTCAGACTGACCCGGCTTTCGGGAATTGCCTCTTGCCACGTGAGTGTTCTTCTTACGCTTTGCAGGCTGTCGCACCGGACGGATGTCCGTTCCGTGGTCAGGTTCTTCTGCCCCCTGCAGCTCGCCGCGCATAGGGCAGTCGCGATAATGAGGGCAGGCAACAGCCTTCTGAATGGTGCGGTTAAGGTCGCGCACCGCCTTGTATAACTTGATGTTCTCATTCTGTAAGTCCAGTAAGGTGTCCGAAAGGTTGTCGTACATCTGTTTGTAGGCATCGTTGCGCTCTTTGGATGCCGCCGCCTTCCGGTTGTCCTTGGTTTTTATCCACACCAGCAGAGCGGTTACGCATCCGGGCGTGAACAGGAAATTCAGGACTTGTAAAATTCCGTCTGCTGTCATGGTCTGTTCTTTTTTTCTTGTTTACAATAGGTCCCAGCCCGCTTCCACTTCTTTCCTGTCGGCGGGCACTCCGTTTTCTACCTTGCTGATGGCTGCCGCCATGGCGGTCAGGGTGGCCTTGTCGTCCACGTCGGGGACATAGACCGAAGGCACCTGCATGTCGCGGCACACGCTGCGTATGTAGGCTCCGGTGTTGTTCTCGCACTCGGGCGCCCAGCGGGTGATGAAGTCCGCCACCGTGTGGCACTTGTGCTTGCGGCGGTAGTTCTGGAGGGTGCGCATCAGAGCACGGTAGCCCCATCTCATTTCGGTGAACTGGAAAAATTCCTTGTCCGCCTGCACCGGGCGCAGCCCCTGCCACTTGTCTTTCGACAGGCGCAGGTTGCCCGGGTTACAGTTTCTCAGTCCTCTGCTCTGTGCCATGGCGTCATCCCTCTCCGGCTGTCGCCTTCTTGAACACAGGTACCGCGCGCTTGTCCAGTACCACAAATTCCTCACCGAAAGCGATGTTGGTATCCGCCTTCATCAGCATTTTGAAAAAATAGAGTTCGGAGGCGGGTGCCAGCTTGTCTATCTGGATCACGTCTTCGTCGTCGCTCAGGTTCACGGCGGCAAACAGGTTGGACGAGGATGCGTTCGGCGAACAGAGGGTGGCCACAATCAGGTCATCGGGCCATGCGGCGAGCGTCTCGATGGGGATACCCTTGTAGCGCATGGCGTTCACATCCGTCTCGCTGGTGTTCTTCGCCTCACGTGCGGTCAGCTCGTCATCATACTTGTCAAAGTCATTGATGGACATGATGATGCGCAATGCGGGGTTGTTGCGGATGGCGACAGGGATGGCCTTGCGCAACGCTTTCAGCCTGCCCAGCATGGTGGTCTCGGCGCTTTCCGCGATAATGATGTCCGTATCCTTGGCCGCCTGCGTCAGAATACCGTTCATCAGCTTCGTGGCGTCATCGCCATATTCACCGTTCACGTACAGGTCGCCCAGCTCGAAAGTCACCTGTTTGGACAGTTCCTCCAGCAGCTTGTTCTGCACTTCGGCCGGCAGTTCGCGGAACACCATCTGCCCTTTGGGTTGGAACGGACGCCATACCGCTTCGAAAGCGATGGGGTCGAACACGGTGAAAGCCATCATGTCGTGCGGTTCCAGTTGTTTCTCGCTGTAGTCAAAATCCCCTTTGCTGTTGGCCAGCTGCGGGTTCTTGTTGCGCTTCTGCAGCATCTTTCCCGATTTGATGCGCGGGATGGATACAGCCTTGTTGATGTTGGGGATGACGCAGAGCAGTCCCTTCTCCACGATCTCGTTGCCGGTAGCGGCCAGCGTGAGGAGGGTTTCCAGCACCTCGCCGCTATAATTGGTGTTTTTTACATTCAGAGCCATTTCTTCTCGGATTAAAAATTATAAGTTGAAAATTAAAACTAGCGTCACATTTTGATGCTTTGGCGCGGGCGGATATAAGCGCCCGTATTCTTGCCGGAGGACACCGTACTGCCGATGCGCACTCCTTTCGGGGGTTGTGTCTTCATGGTCAGCGGTGTTGGTAGCGGTTTCGTATCTCCGCCTGTTTTCGTTCCCACGTCGAGTCGGCTTCCGGCTTCGGGTTGCCCAGTTCGTTTTTCAGCAGGCGTTTCTGTCTCAAAGCCTTCAGTGCCGTCATTCCGTTCTTGAAGTCCGCTTTCAGCAGGTTCTTGTACGTATCCTTTTGCCCGGCGTCGATGCGTCCGTCCGCCACGGCTTCTTCCACGGCGGTGTCGATGCGTTCCGCCTCCGCCTGTTCCATCTGCGCCTTCAGTGTGCCGTTCTCTTCTTTCAGTGTACTGTTCTCTGTCTCCAGCAGGTCTGCCTGGTCGGCACGTGCCGCCGTTTCGCCCAGCATGGCCAGGGCCGCCGTTTCGTCCGCACAGTTGGCGAAGCGTGGAATCTTCTTAAAATCTTCTAATTTCATGTCATTATCTGATTGTGGCTGTTGCCGGAAAGACTCCAGCCGGTTAGTAAATATGCGGTAAATGTCATCGGTGGTGCTGCCGTCCGGTACGGACTCCTCTACGTCGTAGATGGCGTCCACCAGCCCCATGGCCAGCGCTTCATCGGCTTTCAGCCAATGATCCTTGCCGTCAAAGTATTCGGCCTTCACCTCGTCCGGGGTCTTTCCGCAACGGTGGGAGATGATTTCCCCGATGGTGTTCTCCAGGCTCTCCAACTCGCGTATCATATCCCTCAGGTCATCCTTGTTGCCGTAGCATCCGCCGCTCACGTTGTGCAGCATGATGCGTGCGTAGCGGCTCATCTCCACCCTCCGTTCGCACAGGGCGATGACCCCCGCTATGCTGGCGGCGATGCCGTCTATGTAGATGGTCACGTTGCTCCGGCACCGGCGGATGGCGTTGAAAATGGCGATGCCGGGATACACGTCGCCGCCCACCGAGTTGATGCGGATGTTCAGGTTGCGGTAGCTTCCGTCCAGGTATAGCAGTTCGTTCACTACGTCGCGGCTAGAGATTTTCCCCTCGCCGCCCTCGTCGTTCACCTCGCCGTAAAGCAGCAGGCAGGCGGTGTCTTCGTTCAATATGGATTTGAATACTGTCATGGGTCTGTCGTTCTTTTCCGGCGAAATTAGGGTGTCCGCCCCGGCCGCGCAAAAAAGTGTGTAACCCTTCCACGCAAGCGCGCAACGGATGTGCACAACCTTGCAAGCCTTTCACGTTTTTTTCCGTACCCCGCCGATTCTATGAAACTTTGCGCCGACCGTAGGGGCGGGGGGGCCCGTCCGGCAACATACACCGTAGGGGCGGACACATGGGTCCACCCGACAACATAAAGCAGAGAATTATGGCAGATTTGACATCACAGCAGAAAAAGGAATGGGCGGGCATGCTCTACATCAAGGACAGCCTCACCCAGCAGGAGATAGCCGAGAAAGTGGGAGTCTCCCGCCAGACCGTCGCCCGGTGGGCGAAAGAGGAGAAATGGGAGGAACACAAGGTAGGCGTGACCCTGACCCGCGAACAGCAGATAGCCAACCTGCACCGGCAGGTGGCGGAAATAAACAAGGTGATCGCCTCGAGGGAGGACGGACAGCGTTACGCCAATGCCGCCGAGGCGGACACCATCAACAAGCTGTCCGCCGCCATCAAGAAACTGGAAACGGACGTAGGTGTCTCGGATATCATCAGCGTGGGCATGAAGTTCGTCAACTGGCTGCGTCCGTATGACCTGGACCGCAGCAAGGAGTATCTGAAATTGTGGGACGCATTCATCAAGGACAGCCTATGAAACTGACACAGAAAGACCGCGACGCCCTGAAAGAGTGGGCGGTGTTCTACGAGGCAGGCATGCGCCGCACCAATCAGGACGTGAACCTCACGCAGGCGGAAATCGCCAAAGAGCTGGAACGGCTGGAGCGTGACCCGGTTGTATGGATCAAGTTCTTTTTCCCCGACTATGCGAAATACGAGTTCGCCCCCTTCCATCTCCGTGCCATCCGCCGCTGCATTCAGCACGACGAATGGTTCGAGGTGCTCAGCTGGGCGCGAAGCCTGGCCAAGAGTACCACGGTGATGTTCATCGTGCTCTATCTGGCACTGACCGGACGGAAACGCAATGTGATGATGGCGAGCGCCACACAGGACAGTGCCGTCCGCCTGCTGGCACCCTACAAGGAGATGCTGGAATGCAACGGACTGATACGCGCCTATTACGGCGCACAGGTCTGTCCGGGCAACTGGGCGGCGGAGGAGTTCATTGCCAAGTGCGGCTGTTCCTTCCGTGCCGTAGGGGCGGGCAATGCACCGCGCGGCAGCCGTAACGGGGCTGTCCGTCCCGATGTGCTGCTGGTGGACGACTTCGACACCGACGAGGCGGTGCGCAACCCCGACACCGTGCAGAAGAACTGGGAGTGGTGGGAAAAGGCGCTCTATCCCACGCGTGACCCCGCCAACCCCGTACTGGTGGTGTTCTGCGGCAATATTATCGCCCGCGACTGCTGCGTGACCCGGGCCGGAGCGATGGCCGATCATTGGGATGTGGTGAACATACGCGACAAGGACGGACACAGCACATGGCCTCAGAAGAACACCGAGAAACAGATAGATGAGGTGCTGGCCAAGATCAGCACCTCCGCCCAGCAGACGGAGTATTTCAACAACCCCGTGACCGAAGGCGAGGTGTTCAAGGAACTGACCTACGGCCGGGTGCCCGCCCTGACGAAATTCAAGTTCCTGGTAGTTTACGGCGACCCCGCGCCCGGCGAGAACAAGACCAGGAACTCCTCCACCAAGGGCTGCATCCTAATGGGCATGACCGGACAGAAGCTCTACATCATCAAGGTGCGTCTGGACCGCGGGCTGAATGCCGAGTTCATCGACTGGTACGTGCAGCTGCTGGAGTACGTGAACGGCAAAGTGCCCGTGTATTGCTACATGGAGAACAACAAGCTGCAGGACCCCTTTTTCCAGCAGGTGTTCAAGCCGCTGGTGTCCAAGGTGCGCCGCGAGAGGGACGTGCAGCTCTACATCCACCCCGACGAAGACCGCAAGACGGAGAAGGGAACCCGTATAGAGGCCAATCTGGAACCGCTGAACCGCGAGGGCAACCTGATTCTGAACGAGGCCGAGAAAAACGACCCGCACATGAAACGCCTGGACGACCAGTTCCGCCTGTTCACCCTGCGGATGAAGTTTCCCGCCGACGGCCCCGACTGTGTGGAAGGCGGCCTGCGCGTATTGAAGAAAAAGACACAGCAACTGGAACCGGTGCAGGTGATGCACACCCGCAAGCACGGCAGCCGGAGACTATGACATTTATAAAAAAGACATAACCATGAGTAAATTCATCACCCCCGAAGACTATGACGCCAGCATCCACCGCGAGATACTGGACGCCCTGACCCGGAACGACGACACCCTTGTCGAGATATGTGAAGACCGTGCCGTCTCCGAGATGCGCGGCTACCTCAGTGCGCGTTACGACACGGACACCCTTTTCAGCGCGGAAGGCAGCGCACGCCATCCGCTGGTGCTGATGATGGCGCTGGACATCACCGTCTACCACCTGTTCTGCATCCACAACCCCCAGAAACTCTCGCAAGTGCGGGAAGACCGGTACGAGCGTGCCGTGGAATGGCTGCGCCAGGTGGCGAAGTGCCAGATCAACATAGACGGCGCACCGCCCCTGCCCGATACGGAATCCCGGCAGGGACTTCCCTGGAAGATGCGGAGCAACCCCAAACGCCGCAACCGGCTTTAATTTTCAATGTCTAATCCTCAACCCCAAGAAGTATGAAACTGATCGATAAAATCCCCCTGCTGCGCAACTACCGCACCGCCGCTTCCCACAAACAGGGACGGCGCATCACCGAGGGCGGCAACTTCCGCCCCGGCACTACCATCACCCTGACCGCCCCGCGCCGTTTTTCCTTTGACATGGACGCCTACAAGTCCGCCCTGCGCGGAGCGGAGGATGTGGACTTCACCCGCCGCGTCCGCCTGTACGACCTCTATAACGACACACTGCTGGACCCCCACCTGTTCTGCGTGGCGCAAAAACGGAAGTCCGGTGTGCTGGGCCGCAAGATAGAGTTCCGCCGGAACGGCATGCCAGACGACCGGGTGAACGAGCAGATATCCAGTCCGTGGTTCCTGCGCTTCATCGAGGATGCGCTGGACGCACAGTTCTGGGGATTTACCCTGCTGCAATTCTACCTCAACGAAAAGGGCTGGATAGATTACTACTGCGTGCCGCGCAAGCATGTGGACCCGGTGCGGCGGCTCATCAAGCACCGCCAGGACAACATCACCGGCGAGCCTTTCGACGCCTACGGCGACCTGCTGATGATATGCGGAAAGGAACCGCTGGGCATCCTGGCACGCACCGCCCCGTATGTGCTCTACAAGCGCGGCACCATGAACGACTGGGCGGAGTTCTCCGAATTGTTCGGCATGCCCATACGCAAATACACCTACGACTCCTCCGACCCCGAGTCCGTGAGCGCCGCCATGGATGCCGCCGCCGGCCAGGGAGGGGCGAATGTCTACTTCTGCCCGTCGGACAGCAATCTGGAATTCATCGAATCGAACAACAAGACCGGCAGCAGCGAACTCTACGCCTCGCTGGTGGACCGCTGCAATGCCGAGATGAGCAAAGCCGTGCTGGGCAACACCCTCACCACCGAAGCCAGCGAGACAGGCACACAGGCACTGGGCACGGTGCACGACAAGGTGGAGCAGGAACTGGCAGACCAGGACGCGCTCTTCATCCTCAACCTGCTGAACTATGACATGACCGACCAGTTCGCCGCCCTTGGCGTGAACACCGAAGGCGGGGAGTTTGTCTACGTGGAAGCCGAGGATACGGCCGATGTCACCGCCAAGGCCGCCTTGCTGGAGAAAGCCGTGACCGTGTTCCATCTGCCTCTGGGCGATGACTACCTGTACGAACAGCTCAAGGTGGAGAAGCCGGACAACTACGAACAACTGAAAGCGGAACAGGCGGCACAACGCAGCGAGAACCGGCAGCCCTTTCCCTCCGTAGGGGCGGACCCATGTGTCCGCCCGGATACTCAAGTCAAAGCACATCCCCAAAACCGCTCAGACCGTTTTTTCGCCCACGCCCCGCAACCCGAAGACGGGGCTTTAGACTGGTAATGAACGACCTGTACGGGCTTCCCGACCTGGACGAACTGGATTATATGGGCGACACCGTCAGCCCCCTGCAGGCGAAAGCCGAAGACGACGAGTCCGTAGCGTCGTCTTTCCGTTTTGACAAGGATACACTGCTTGCCTCCTTGAAGCGCATCTACGGCGGACAGCTGGACGTGTCCTCCGAGGTGGAGGAAGGCCTGTGGCAGGAAGTGTACCGCATCCTGTCCGAAGCCTCGGACACCGGACTGGCAGAGAGCGGTGCGGTGGTATCCACCGGCTTCCGCCGGCAGGTGGCTTACCACACAGCCGCGTTCAGTGCCTTCAAGGTGCACCGGATGCAGAATGATATCGCCGCCCGGCTTCATGATTCGAACGGTGTTCTCAAACCGTTTAAAGGTTGGTTGAACGATGTGCAGCCTATGCTGGACCACCATACAGACTCGTGGCTCCGCACGGAGTATGACACCGCGGTCATCCGCATGCATCAGGCGGCGGACTGGCAGCGCTTTGAGGAGGACGCGGATATCCTGCCCAATCTGGAATGGATGCCCAGCACCAGCGCGCATCCCGGAGCGGACCACCGCCTCTTCTGGGGGACGGTGCTTCCGGTGAACGATTCTTTCTGGAACCGCCACCGCCCCGGCGACCGCTGGAACTGCAAGTGCTGGCTGAAAAACACCGATGCCCCGGTGACAAAAGTGCCCGACGGTGGAGACGCTCCGAAAGACCGCCCCTCACCGGGACTGGACAATAACCCGGGCGTGGACGGCAAGCTGTTCGGTGACTCGCATCCGTATGTGGCGAAGGCTTATCCGGGGGCGGAGAAGGCGGTGCGGAAATTCATAGCGGAGAAGGTGAAGGAGGGGACGGTGATAAAGGTGGAGGCGAAGGTCTCTGCTCTGGAAAAGGAGAAGATAAAGGCACGCACAAAGGAATTGAGAAAGGAGGCGGCCGTTTTAAAGGAAGAGTCTTTCGTCAACAAGGACTTTCACAAGGAAATGCACATCACAGGACGTGGTATCAAGGAATGGCTGAACCAGCCGCATGAGCACTATGCCCAAAAGAACGAACTGCTACTGGATATAAATAACGTGATGAAAAAGGCAAAGTATCTGGGGTATGGAAATGACAAGCACGACCCGTCCGTAAAAGCACATTTGTTTGAAATTGAAATTGTAGGGGACAAATCTTGGATTATTGTCCGTGAGCTGAATCCTTCCAGATGTGAAATTTACAGTATATCGGACAGCTCTAATATTCTGAGAATAATAAAAGAGCCGACCTCTTAAAAAGGGTTCCGCGGAACTACAATCCGCAGCCTTTTTAGGAAATCAGCTCCTTGTTTTGCAAATATACGACTAATTATTTAATAACCAATTATATTGAACGAAAAACATGACTCCCGAACAACTGATCCGAACCTTGGAGCAACGTGTCGCCCGGCTGGGCGATTACCTGAAACGCACTGCTCCCCGGCTGGTGGGCGATATCGCCATCAACCACATCCGCGAGGACTTCGCCCGGGGCGGACTGACCCACAACGGCTTCCGTCCATGGGTCAAGACACGCCGCCAGCAGTCGGGCGGAACATCCGCATCCTCGCAATACGGCCCCCTACTCAGCAAACGGAACCACCTGATGCACAGCATCGACAAGCAGACCGGCGAGGGCCGGGTAACCGTCTACACCGATGTGCCCTACGCCGCCATCCATAACCGTGGTGGCACGCTGCACCCCAAGGTCACTCCCAAAATGCGGAAATTCGCCTGGGCGATGTACTACAAGGAGACCGGCATCACCCGCAAGATGAAACGCGGCGGCAAGGCACGGAAGAACCGGCAGCTGAACGAAAGCGAGGAAGCCAAGAACTGGAAACGCCTGGCATTGACCCGGAAGACGCAACTCAACATCCGCATTCCCCGGCGGCAGTTCATGCCCGACATCCCCGGACCGGAACTGGTGCGGAAAATCAACACCCGGCTGGACGCTGACATCGAAAAGATTATGAACCCTAAATAAGAATAGACATGGAACAATTATTCAACGACCTGCAAAAGCATATAGCCCTGAAGCTGGGCAACGAGATAATCCTGATAGACGAGGACTACGGACAGCTGGAGGCGCTGATGAACGGCGAGGACCAATACCCCGTCACCTTTCCCTGTGTGCTGATAAGCATGCCCGAAGTGAAATGGAGCTCCCTTGGCGGAGACGCCCAGCGCGGCACCTGCCTGATGACCGTGCGCCTGGCTTTCGACTGCTACGATGACACCCGTTATGGCAGCGGGCAGGAAGGAAAGGCGGCGGAACGCATGTCGCTGTCCCGGCAGCTGAACAGGAACATCCACCTGTGGAGATTTGAGGGATGCTCCAGGGTGATGGAGCGGAAGAGCACCCGCGGATATTCCCTGCCCGGAGGCGTCAAGGTGTACGAACATGTCTACGAGACCGAAATGATAGAATCCTAGAACAGTGACAGCTGCGTATTGATGCTTTTCAGCCCCTCAATGATGCGCGGCTCCGCACTGGCATTGATGATGTTGTAAAACGTCTTTTCGCAGATGTGGTATTTCGGCCAGATATGACGGCGCAGTATTTCGCGGTTGCTCAGCCCCGAACGGCTGTGCTCGTCGTAGATACGGATGATGTCATCCACCCTGTACAGATAACTGCGGCCTACTATTTTCCTGTGTTTACGCATCTTTTTGCCTTTAAAATGAAAGAAAACCGATAATTTGTCGAACGTCTTGGATTATATCTGATTATGTATGCAAATATAGTGATTTTCACTTTTATGTACCTATATTTATAGATGGATATTCTATAAAATGACCTGTTCGTCAACTCTATATTCTGCAACCATAGTATATTTGCGCCGTGTTCGCGACACAACATGCGATTGATTATTATTTACCAACCATTAAAACACGACAGAATTATGGCAGAAATCAACTATTCTATTGCGGCGATGAAGAAGCCCGCAGAACCCGAAGCCGCGCCGCTATACTACGCCAAAATGCAGGCAAGCGGCGTGGTGGACCTGGACGACATGGCCGAGGAAATATCCTACGCCACCACCCTGACCGACGGTGACGTGCTCAACGTGCTCCGCGCCCTTATCAAGCAGATGAAGAAGAACCTCGCGGCGGGCAAGATTGTCCGCATGGAGAAGTTCGGCTCGTTCCAGTTCCAGCTTTGCAGCAAAGGCGCAGACTCGGAAGAGAAGTTCTCGGCCGACAGCATCAAGAAGGTGAATATCCAGTTCCGCCCCGGCGCGCTGGTGCGCGAGGCGCAGAACCTGAAGACGCTCAACTTCAAGAAGGTGCCCAAGAAGACGGCCGGGAAGGACGCACCGGCCAAGGCGCAGGACTAGCATGGGGTAAACGCCAGCCTACCATGCAGTGATTCACCGACTACCCCATAGTAGATGACCGGCTACTATGGGGTAGTTTTTTATTAGTATGAACCATAGGGCAGACCCCGTGTGTCTGTCCGCAAACACGAAGGAAGGAGACAAGAAGTATGAAAGCAATTTATATGAATGAACTGGCACAGGAGTATTTTCCGCGTTCTACCAAGCGGAGTGCCGTGACGCAGCTGCGCCGATGGGTGGTGCTGTGCGTGCCGTTGCAGCACAGGCTGGAGGAACTGTCGTTTCATAAAGGGCAGCGGGTGCTTACACCGTTGCAGCATGAGGCGGTGGTGGAGTTTCTGGGTGAACCGGGAGAATAGACCTTTTTGCGGAGGTCAGCAAAATGATAATCCCCGGCAGACACAACCGTCTGCCGGGGATTATCATTTTCTTGTTATAGGTTATATTGTTATTTTTTCGATGCCTTGTTTTCGCTGTTGTCTTTATTGACGAAAATCGAAATGATGGAGACAATAGCTGTTCCTCCTAAGAAAGTAGCAAGCCAAGGTTTATCCAGATACAATGCGTAAGCAGCAACGGCGAGAAACGCAATCAGACATAAAAACGCAAAAAACATACCCCACCAGTTCATTCTTCCTGTTCTTCCGTCCGCTTTGCTTATTATTTGGAGCTTCTTCTCATCCATCTTATGCCTGTGGCTTTGTTCTTTTATTGAAGCGTCAATCAAATAATCTACAATGCGGGGGTCTATTTGTTTGTATGCTTCAAGTTCTTGAGGGGAAGGCAGACAATTATCATCTACTGTATAAGTTTGTTCCAATTGTTTCCCGACCCCTTGCTCGGTAGAGACCTGAGTCTCTTTTTGTTTGATTTCTTGCTTACCCATTTCTTAAAGCTAGTTTGTCGAATGATTTACGTACATCTTTTTCGATAGCTTTGCGGTCTTTTAATACATTCTGACGGTCATCCGAACGACGGCTTTCTTTCCCGAACATTTCTTCTTTTAGTTCAAGGATTTCCTTTGATTCTTTATGGTAGCGTCCTTTGGAAGCATCGCGGAATGTAGACGTTCCTTTCTTTATGAAACGACTCAATTCTTTTATTACACACATATTGGCCTCCATTCTTAATTGATTTATATTTAAACCCATATTCCAGTAAAAAGGTTCGCACTTTTATATTTAATTGTAATAGCTATCGGAATCTTCATTTTGAAACACGCTACAAATAAACGAAAAAAGAATGGTTTACGCAATTATTGTCGCTACTTTGTGGTTATCTTGTGGTCTTTTTGTGGCTTCTTCGTAGTGTGGCCGTGCTGTTCCGGATACAACAATCCCCGGCAGACACAACCGCCTGTCGGGGATTATCATTTTGGGACTCATTTCTGTTTCGTGATATTCCAAACCCGTCCTCCCGTCTTGCTCACCGCCCGCTCCATGAACTCCATGGCCTTGTAGTCTTTGGGGTTCACGGTGAAGGTCACCGCCACCAGTCCGGGGGTGTTTGCTTCTTGAAAGGTGATGGACATCGGGCGGTCATAGCGTACCCAGTAGGAGAGGAATTCCACGCACCGCGCTTCATCCAGCTGCACCGCCAGGCGTTGAGGGCCGAAGATGTCGAGACTTATCCCTTCCATGACACCTTTGTTTTGTCTTCAGGAATATAGGGGATTATCACCACGTCTATCACCGCACTCACCACGACGCGTCCGCTTCCCCGGCAGTCGGGACAGATTTCGGTGATCTCGTTCTCTTCCCGTTCATCCAGCCTGGTGAGGAAGCCTGTGCCGCCGCAGTGGCGGCACAAGGCTACTTTAGGGTGCTTGTACTTCTTCTCACTCTTCATCGTTCGCGGAGTCTGTATCGGAAAATTCGGGTTTGGGAGCATCCGGTCCGGCTTCGTAGTAATATACGTCCATGATGGGTGTCTCGGCTACAGAAGCTATCACGTAGTCCGCCATGGTGCCTTTCATTCCTTCGTCCATCTTTACGATAGAGTCGCGGAGGTCAGCAGCCTGTACCAATATGTTGGTGGCGACACGTTTTTCGGCACCGCTCTTTTCATCCAACGTGATATAGTAAAGCTTGAACTTGAACCAGCGGTCGGCGGCATCCTCGTTACTGGGGAACAACTCGCTGAAATTGGCGCGTTTCACATCGGACACGGTGAATCCGCCGCTGATGAACGGGGTCGTTTCTTCGATGATACGTGCTTCGGCTTCGGTGAAGCTGAGGGCATCCACCAGGTAGGGTTCGGTCACTTTCTTGTTCATTCCATTCTCGGCTACCTTCTCGTAGCGTACTTTGCATTCAAACCATGTGTGCATTGCCATAATCTTTTTGTTTTTAGTGAGTTAATAAAATGTTGTTATTTAAGTGCTTTCGCAATCCGTTGTTTGCGTCCATCCTTTTCGCCGATGGAGTATGCGTTTCCGTCCAACATGCGGCGGGCACCGGATTTCCATTGTCCGGCCTTCTGGCCCTGGTCTTTCAAATAGTGTTCAATCATCGTTTGATGACAGACGGTGAGAGCGGTGCAGGTTTCTTCCGCTGCTTTCTCTTTTTCCAGTTTGTCACGTACTCCGGACGCGCAGCCCAGCAGATAGGATGCCGCCCACAGATTACGCTGTCGCGGAAGGATGCGGTATCCGGCAAAGTGCTCTTTGTAACGGCGCGGCATCAGACCGGAGAATACGGTGGTGAGGAAGTTGAAGGCGTATTCCACTGCCATGCGGTTCACGTCCGTGCCGTAAACGCACATCGTGCAGGTGCCTTTCACCATGAAACCTTTGCTGTAATAGTGCTTGCAGAGCACGTTCAGCAGGTCTTGTTTCCAGCCGCAACGGTAAGGGTCGGCGGTGTTCAGGCCGCTGCTGCGACCGATGGGGCTTTCTTCTTTTTCACCGGTAGCTGCTGACTGGTACACTTCTGCCATTTCCAAATTATATTGGGTCAACAGTCGCTGGATGGCAGCAGCCGCGGCATTGGCTTCGCCTTCGGAACCGATGGCCTGCGCACCGTCGCGCAGGGCTATCAGTTTCTTTATTTTGTCTATGATGGTCTGTTTGTCCATAGGTTATTGTTTAATATAGACTGAAAGCAGCGGTGTGCCGTTTCGCTTGACAATCAGCACGGTGTTTCCGCTGTCTTCTATAATCTCCGTGGTTACCCGGCTGGTGAGTGTCTGCCCCAACCGGAGTTGGTCCAGGTATCGGTCCAGCGAGTACTTCAGGTGGTCGAAGTCATCACGTGTGCCTTCGTAGTCACATCGCTGTGCGTTTGCCAGCACGCAGATGAGGAGCTTCAGCCACTTGGGGCGTTTCTCCTTTGCGATGTTACATTTATAGGTGAGTATGGCCATTGTTGTCTGTAGTTTTGGGTTTATACTTCCATCCGTTCAGGTCGTAGAGGGCGCGGCGTGCCGTCTCGAAATCGGCGAACTCGCCCACCTCGTTGCCCTCCCAGTGCTCCGCCACCTGCCGCCACCGGATGATGCGGAAGCGGCTGTAGTGGCGGCTGATGGTATACTTAGGATGCGGAGGCAGGGGTCGGCTGTTCATTCTCTTTCTTGGGTTCAAGGTAAAACGTTTCGTCCTGCACCACCTGCACGCCTATCTTGGGGAAGACGGCTGCCACCTCCTCGATGGCGCGGTCGGCCAGCAGTTTGTCTTTGGCCAGTTCCTCGGTGGTGCGGATGTAGCCGGGGAGCAGCTCCTTGCATAAATTGGTTACCGCCGCCCAGGTGAAGCCTTTCAGATTTTTCAGTTTCGGCGTTCCGGTACGGAAGCCGAACACGCCGTGAGCGGATTCCATGCTCTTCTTCTTGCCAAACAGCGCATCCTTGTTCTCGGTGGCGTAAGTCTGGATAATCTCGAAGTTGCGTTCCTTGGTGTCGCCCAGCTCTGCCAGCTGGTCGGCATACTTCTCGCGGATGCGGGTCATTTCCTGATCCATGCGGGCGGTGATGCCCTGTACCTTGGCATCGGCTGCTGCATAGTCGGCGAATGCCTGTTCGGCGGCTTCGCGAGTGACGCCTGTAATGACTGTTTTCTTTACTCTTTTTGTTGCCATAATCTTGTTTTTAATTAGTGGTTAAGTAGTTATTAGTAGTTACTAGTTGTCAAGTAGTCAACTGTAGGGGCAGGGTCTGCCTGCCCGAATGCACAGGGCGAACCGTTTTCGGGCGACCGAACGTCGCCCCTACAGCAAAATGATAGCCGGATTCGGTTTTGACACGTCTCCTGGCTTCTGTGGCTTCTCCTATTCATCGTCCCAGCCGCTGATGTTGTATTCCTGCTGCATGCTGATGCGTATCTCTTCGTCCAGAAATTCCACCAGTTCATTGTATATCTGAATCTGGTCGAGGTTGGTGAATCGTTCCACCTTGCGGCGGATGGCTTCCTTGAGTTGTTCGATTACTTCGTTCATGCGTTTTCGGATTTTGATAGTTTGTATTCTTTCACCACTTCGCTGTGCATCAGACCGTGCTTGCTGTAGCACACTCTTTTCCCCTTCAAGTACCCTGTTACCAGTCCTTTGTCCGCCCATCGCTTGATGGTGCTTTTGCCGCATCCCAGCAGGCGGCATGCTTCGGCCTGGCTGATGAGGTCGGAGGGGGCTTCGGAAGCATCCTTGCGAGTGGCCTTGTTGATTTCGGCACGAAGCCCCAGGCGACGCTCCAATCGTTCCACCCGCTTCAACAGATTGCGGTAGTCTTTCAGCGACACCGTTGCGGTGGTTTCTTCCGCCTCGTATTCTTCCTTTTGGCGCATCAGGTTTTCCCATACACCGTCCGGCAGGTCGGGAATCAGTTCTTCCAGCGTGAGTCGGCCGGATACGTATTGTGCGGCATCGCGTGCGGCGAAAAAGCGGGCTTCGTTTCTTTCGTCTCCGAGAGCGGTTGATACGTAGGTGTCGAACACCTGTGATTCGGTCATGCGATTGTGCAATACGTCGGTCTGCGCATCCTTGTGTTCGCCTCCGTACTGGTCCAGCAGGTGGAGGGCGGTTTGGATTTCTTGTCTTGTTCTCATTTCTTTTCTTTGTGTGTTCGGGCGGACACACGGGTCCGCCTCTATGGGTTATTGGTTTTCTTTTCGTGCGATGACTTCCAGCTGCTTCTTCACTTCCTTCAGCTCGGGCAGGGTCATCAGCGTGAGGTTCTTGCGGAACTTGGTGTGTGTGCGGCAGAAGAGGTTGATCTTGGCTTTGTTCATTTCAAAATCAGCTTCGCTGTCCGAGGCGTAGTCCTTGTTCAGGAAGGTAATCTGCAGAGACAGGGCATAGATACTGCGGCACAGGGCTTTCGCTTCCTTCCGGGCCGCCTGCTGTCTGTCGATGTTCAGTCTTTCCAGTAGCAGGCGCGCTTCGTCGAAGGTCAGCTCCTTGGTACTGTCGGTACGTCCGTCGGTGAACCGGGCGATGAAGTCGTGACGGTCGTCGTCATCGTATCCCATCTTATGGAAACTGGCGTGCAGGGCTTTGAGTTGCTGCGGCGATACGGGTTTGTTTGCTGTTGTCTTCATTGTTATGACTTTTTAAATGTTGTTACTCTTCAACAGGCCAGCACTTCCGTGCCCCTTCCGGCCAGATGTCGAAATATCCCCTCGGTCCGATGTAACGTCCGCGGCTGAATGCACGGTAGCTTTCGATATACACTTTCATGTCGGCATTGTACATCACGCTGCGGGCGGCACGTCCGGCAGGTAGTTTGCCGTCGGCGTGGCTGATGAAGATGAGCAGTTTGTTCTTGTTGCGCTCTTTGAACTCTACATACTGCTTGAAACTCATCATGGTGTACTGAAAGCTGTCTATCACCACAAAGTCGGGGCTTTTCTGACGGTGCAGACGGATATCCAGTTGCTCCATGCTCTCGGCATCTATCAGCAGGAAGCGGCGGTTTACTTCCATCATGTTGAAACGTTTCAGCGAGTTCTGCATGGTGAGGCTCACGCCTTCCTCCAGACTGTTGTAGGCCACGCGCCCGAAACGGCACAGGTATTTGCAGAGCTGCATCACGAACGAGGTCTTTCCGTTGCCGCTTTGTCCCCAGATGAGCCACACGCCGCGCTTCTCGGGACGGCCGAACGCCTGATACCAGTCGCCGTCAAAGTCGAAGGTGTCGTACTTGATACTCATCATCTCACGCACCCCTTTGGCGTTGCGCTCGAAGGTGCGCTGTTCCGGCTGGGGGGCGCGGCGTCCTTTCTTCTTCACCTGCTCCGCCATCATTCCGCATCTCCTTTCCTGTTGCGGCTTTCGATGATGCGTTTCTGTGCGTGCACCATTTTCTTGACGCGGCGAAGGTCGTTCTCGCTGGCTTCCGCGTCTTTCAGCACTTTCTTTATCTCGGAGTCGGCGGTCAGCCCGTTGGCCTGGCAGATGGTGTAGATGTCGTTCTGCGTGGTGGCGTGCACTTCAAAGAAACGGCGTCCGATGCGGCTGTTTATCTCTTTGTACCCCTTTTTGTTGTAACGGAGGCCGCCCGCCATGCGGCGTTTGATGAAGTCGGTGCTGAGGAACACGATGCCGCTGTGACCTTCCAGACGGTTGTAGATACTGATGAAGTAATTGAAAACACTGTCCGTCAGCTTGTCGCCCTCATCGAAGATGATCAGGGGATTGTTGAGAAAGGCAATCATGCCGATGGCGTATTCCAGCATCTCGCGCAGGTTGGTGCCGTCGGTGGGTGCGCCCACCTGTTTGGCTATTTCGCGCACGAAGTCGCTTTTCTTCATGTCTTCCGAGCAGAGTATGTAGAACACGTTGCGGTGGTTCTTGCGGTAGTCTATGGCGGCGGTGGTTTTTCCGCATCCGGCATCGCCCACCACCCACGTGACGTTTTTGTACATCTGTGCATCGGCCAGGACGAAGTTGATTTCCTTGAAGGCGGTGCTCTCGGTCAGCATCCAACGTTCAAAGCTGTAGCCTATCTGGGTGGCGATGCGCACGAACATGTCATCGCTGATGCTGGTGTACTTGCTGTTCAGGATGGTGGAGATGGTTGCGGCGGATACTCCGCTGAGGGATTCGCTCGCACGGTTACGCGAAGTGTAGTTGTCGCAGTAGGCGTTCAGCGCGTCGCGGATGGTATCCTTGTCTTGCAGTGATAGTTCTTTCATTTTGTTTGAATCTTATTTTAATGGTTATTTAATGTCGTTCAAATAGTGTTCAATGAGGGGGTTACATCATTTCGTAGCCTTTCACATCATCGAAGGTGAGATTGGAAAGTTCCTTGGTCTGTCCGCCCAGGGTGGAGTAGGCCAGTTCCATTCCGTCCTCGTCTTCTTCCTGCTCCAGTTTCTCGGGCAGGGAGATGGGGGCTTTGCGCCTGCCTTTCTCGTAGTCCTTCCGTATCTGTTCCATCTTCTCCTTGCTTACGTTTTTGGGCTGGGGAGTAGAAAGCCCGAACAGTTCGGCAGCTATTTTTTCGTCCAAATCAAATTCTTCAGTGGCAATCTGTAGCAATCCCATAGTCTCTTTACTCTGTTCGATGGCGCGGCGCATATAGCTGGTCTGTTCCTCGGTACGTTCCTGCGTGCCTCGGCAGATGGATACCTTCGGAGTGGCATCGGTACTGTATCTCAACTCATTGTTGGCCAGCACTTCCCACAGTTCGATGCGGGTCATATCCATAGGATCATAGAAGATACGGAATTTGCGTCCGGTGTTGCGTAGCGCCCATGCTTCATTGCGAAGCCCGTTTTTGCCATATACATCGTATTCGTAGGACTCCTTGTTGAGGTCGAAAGCCAGTCCCTTGTTTGTGTAAGTCACAGTTTCAGGCTTTTTCAGCCAGAACATCTGTATCAGGTCCATGGCGGTGACAGGCTGCGTTTCGGGATTTTCGCTCATGCGGTACATCTCGATGCGTGCGATGCCTGTGGCGGGATGCGGGGCATTGTTCCACTGCTCGCGGCATTCCTTGTATATCTGCTTCACTTCCTCCAGTGTGGGAAGGGCGTAGGCATTCTGTTCGATGAATTCCATATTGGGATGACTGTTCTTTTTCACGGTGGTGACGTTCTGTCCCGTGAAGTGCCATATCTTGTGCAATATCTGCGACTGGAAACGGCCGAAGGCTGATTCGATGGTCTTGCTGTTGCCGTTGTAGGGCATCGTGGGTTTGCGCAGCACGGCTATCTTGTCGAAGAACCCCTGTGCGGCGGCTTTCCTGTGGCCGCCCTGGTTGTCGTTCACTATCTCGTAGGGGCGGACACCTGCCACCTCCACCGCCATGCGGAAAGCACGGTACTGGCTGTCGAAGTTCTCGTTCGGGGCGATGTCGTAGCCCAGAAACACTTCGCTGTAGGCATCCATCACTTCGTATACGGAAGTGGTGCACATCTTTCCGTCCTTGTTCTTATAGTACAAGTTGAGTTTCGTACCGTCACTGTACCACAGTGAGTCGCGCATGGTGGGCATTTCCGTTTTCAGCAGGGAAGTGTATTTTCCTTTCCATGCCTGCATTCCGAATACGGCTGCATACCACAGGGGCATCACTTCGGGGGCATAGAGGTAATTGCGCAGGGTGTTGGGTGACTTGATGGGCTTTAATGCCTGTGTCTTGTCTCTCTTCCATTGGCTCTCTTCTGCCAGACGGTTGAATTCTTCAAATATCTGGGCTTCCGTGTAAACAGGCACACGGCTGCGTCTCAGTCTCAGTATCAGGCGTGCTTCGCGCGGTCCTATCTTGCGGGCGGAGCTGTTGCCGTTCTTCTGGCTGACCAGCACGATGTAGCCGTATTTTTTATAGTCGTTGAGCTTCTCGCGCAGGCGGCTGCTCTTCGGCAGGGTGTGCCCGTAGAGTTGGCGCAGTTTCTCGCAGGTGCCTTCCGCCAGTTCCCATGCCACCTTGGGGCGGCTGTGTCCCAGCTTGCCTTGCATGGCCCTTGCTTCCGCTTCCACGCGTACCATTTCATTCAGTACCTGGGCATTTAGAATATATTCTGCCTGTTTTTTGTCTGTGAGGCTGCTTCCGTCCGCCAATGTATGGCGGCGGTAGAAGTCGATCGCTTTACTGTCTGTTCGTAGGATATTGTTCATAAGCTGGTTCTTTAATCGGATTTCGGCATCGGGGTGGATTTCGTCATACTTCTGACGCACGAGGGCAGGCAGCGAGTTGTAGTCTATCAGCGCTATCCGTCCGTTCCCTCCGCGTTGGTGGAAAATGAACTGCTTGCGCTTTGTGTAATTGATGTATTGCGCCTGGGTTATCACGCCTCCGTCCACCAGTTCGGAATGGGTGACGCACTTTACGTTTCCGTACATTTCCATGATTCTTGTTCCTTTGTCTTTGTTTGTGCAAGCCCCGGCATCGGACCGGGGATGAA